GTTATTAACACATTTCCTGCCTGGACTCTAGGGTCGTAATTAAGTATTTCGTCAACGTTTTGTCGTATAACTGCTTTTACTTCTTCGGTTAACGGTTCAAATAACAAATCCCAAATAACAGTACCAAAGCGAGGTTGCATCAATCTTTCTCCTTGTCTTATATAAAAATGATTTATTAAATCTTGCTTAATTAATTCAAAATCATATAGAGAAAAATTTTCTGTTGATGTGTTGACTGTGCTGAACCCCCTATACATTTTAGGAGTTGCTGTAGTTCCTGTTGATTTTTCAGGGATTACAATTTTACTATATAAATTCGATGCCATTATTGCTCCTCTTGTTCCTCAGGTCCCTTAACTTTATTAAATGTATCGGTTATTGTCGAATACGTTTGCCATAAATCTGGCACCGTTACAGTACTACCAGAATTTTCTCTATCTGTTAAATCTGGAGTAAGGTTTTTAGGATCTAAATTTTCATGTAACGGGTAAGGCTCTGTTGTTGGTATCCTTGCCATAATACTAGTAATAGGTTCGCCAGCTGTTGCAGGTTTTGCGCTAGTATCAGGAGTTGGGTTATCAAAAGTACTTAACGGCTCAGGTGCTGTGGCAGCAGATGCCGATCCTGCCAAGGCAGCAGTATTTGCGGCTGGGCCGTTAAAGTTAATATTACCACCGGAAACTGTTGTATTAGCCGCAGATATCGAAGCATCACCACCAGACGTAAAGTTGTTGCCTCCTCCAGTTTTAACATCAAAGTCTGCGCCGCTTGTTAATTTTGTACTATCACTAACATTAATATCGAACCCGGCACCGACAGTTATATTAGTCTGGTCGCCAGTGGTAACATCCCAAGTAGCTTCAAAAGATTGTTTATGGGCACCTGATATTGTTTCGTCTTGTGTGCCGTCGACTTGTATTGCAACGTTACCATTAACTATGCAAATTTTATCTCCGCCAATTTCTGTTTGGTGGCGTTCTGCAACTTTTAAATTAAAATTACGACCAGCTTCCATATTAATATCTCTATTGGCGTAAAAATTGAAATCTTGTTCTGTATGGATACTAATGCTATCTTGTGCATAGATATCAATTTTACCATTACTAGTTAATTCTATCCAAGATGTGCCTCTGCTGTTAGTAATATAAATTAGATCTTCGCTGTTATGTAAAAGTATTTGGTGGCCAGTTCGTGTACGTATTCTAAACAATTCGTTATTTGGTATTTCAGGTAGCCCATCTGTTTCTTTATTATCTGTTGAAGCATATTCGGGCGGGCCTTCACTTGGTTTTGTTTTTCTTAAAAATTTATCATCGCCGTCGTCCATGACTAGTGTTGTTCCGCCTAGTCTACTTGCCGGATAACTTGTAATTTCGTGTTCAGGTTTTCCATAAGGGCCTGTTGGAGAATCTGGTTTTTTATCAAGAGGGCCCGGTGTTGATATACCAAACACAGAACTTGGTGCTTCTCGTCTGGCACTACTAGTGGTTATACCTCTAACATCATCTAATAATAATCCTTGACTATCTAGCACGTCGGTTAATGGGTGTTTAGGTTTTAACCATTTAGTAACATCGTTGGGGCTTCCTGTGTTTATTTTCCTGTTAAACTCTGCTACAGGAACTCTACCATTTCTACCAGCGTTGTCTTGGAAATCTACACCATCTACTACATTTTCTGTGGCCGCAATGCCCGGTAACATGAAATTCATACCTTCATTCTGTATTGCACCTAACCAAAATCCATATTTTGGATTACCGTCGATAAAAATAACAATTACTTGTGTTCCAATATCAGGAGGTATCATCCACATACCGTAACTTTTTTGTGTACTATCGTAATTGTTAGGATCTTTCCTAACATTCGATGCCGCAGTAGTTCCGTAAAAAGGACTCATATACATCACCTGATGTAACTGGCTTTCTGTACCTGTGCCTCCGCCTGGACGGCCGATATCAACTTCTATTTTTCCTGAATATTCCTTATCTACATGACTAACAACTGTTGCAATCAGTGGGCCGGGGCGCACTTCAGGTTCAGAACTAGGTGCCGATAATGTATTTGGATTTTCTGCACCCATGATTAGCCTTCTCCCCAACCATCATTTGGTGCCGAAGATCCTGTAGGATTAGTTATCGTCACCGGCTCAGGAGTTGATTGTTGAACAACTGTAGTATTTGGAGTTCCGGTTCCTTCCGGATCGTTAGGATCCTTTGAAGCATTGTTAGTAGTAATGGATCCTTTATCAGTTCCCGGCCCTTTAAGTTCTTCCATTGGAATCTTATTGCCTGTTATAACTTGTGTAAACTGACCTTTTGAAAACTTTGATGTGATATCGAATACTTTATACAAACCACTCCAAGCTAAGGTAGGTGCTCCACTTTTTCCTTTAAAATCATAAACACCAGTAGACTGGTTGATATCAAACGGATTCCTAAAGTTTACAATAATATGTACTTCACCATTTTGATAATTTATAGTCATGTCTTTATTAAGATTTTTATACTGAGTAGATTTGCTAGTATAATTGCCTGCACCACTTTGTGCAATATAATAAGGATCTCCAAGTATCGTCATTTCTAATTTTAGCATGGCTGCCTCATTAGTCATAGAATCGTGGAAGGTTTTTGCGGCTCGAGTTTCTTGTGTTTCCATACCACCGCCGCCAAACCTATCAGTTTTTCTTTCTGTGATTGTATTTTTAACCATGGTGGGCAATGACCCTGAAAGTTTCTGGGGAGCATTTCCTTCTGGTATAGGTTTATTAAGTAGGGTAGGAGCTTCTGTTACTGATTGATTTTCTTTGGCTTTATTATCTTGTGTAGTTGTAGGTAGTGTAGCATCACCTGCTGCCGCATAATTAAAATCAAACTGGAGATTAAAGTTTATTATATCTACATTTTTTCCCGTATAGATATAATCGTATTGTTTTACAACCTGCTTTCGTACCTTATCTAATCCTTTAGGTTTTGTATTTGGAGCCGATACATTACTACTATGCGCTTCGTATGGTACAACTCTGTACACAATTAATTTAGGATGGCTACCAGTTTTACTAGCATTTGATTTTGTACTAAGGACAAATACTTGTGTATCTATTCTCCACCATTTTCTAAATCCGTCTTCTGTAGTTGCGCCTGCCTTTAAAGAATTTTTTGCATATTCACTATTCAATATAACTTGATTAATTGCATTAATAATACTTGAATCTTGACTAAATTTATGATCGCTAACTTTCTGATCTACTTGGTTATTGGCTCTAACAAATGTTTTTGTGTTTTTATCAAACATTGTATTTTCTTTGCCTACAGGTGCCAATGCTTTTTTAATATCATCGTAGCCTAGCGATGCTTTTCCTATTTCGTTACAATCATCACCTTGTACATACGTTGCATTTTTATCACTTACCTTAACTTTAAGTTGTTTTGCTATATCGTCAAAACTACCAGTTGTAGAAGATGTTGCACTAGTGTTATCTTCTGTCTCTCCAGAATTGGATGTGCTACCGCTGGATGAATAATCTGTAGGAAATAGTATTAATACTTGATCAGCAATCGCTACAGTTTTATTAGCTTCAAGAGATTTTAAACGTTTGTTTATTGCAACTTGTAAACTCTTTGTTCCTGTTTGGAGTACTTCTTGAACTGTTGCACCGGTTGCCGAAGCATCTGTTTTTAATGCTTTATTATCCGATGCATGTGCTTCTGCACTAGCATGCGCCATAGTACATCTATAAACCGATCCTTTTTCGCTTACATTCATACCAACTTCTAAAAATCTAAAAGGGATCTTTCTACTTGTATTTGGAATGTTTACAATTTTTCCAGTTTCTGTATTACCTCGAAATTCAATAGTTAACAAATAAGCGGCTTGTAGATAGTTAACCCACCCTGCTTTTTCTGCGGCGGCTTGGATTGTTAACAAAAACATCCCCATACTATAAGGTTCTGTAATTGTAAACGAACCCGATAACATATTTGAATTCTCGCCCTGGCCCATACCAACACTACAATTTATTTCAAGATTATCGATAAAAAAATCAAACTGCCCGTATGCAGTTCGTATTCTATTTTTTGGATCTGCATTTGCATCTTTACAAATTATATCTAATCGTTTTCCCGCCATATAACTTTTATCAGGAAAATTTAAATCGTCGTGTGTTAAGACACTAATGCCTAATACATAAGAATAACTTGCATAATCAAATAAAGGATTTTTTAAAGGTAATTTAATTCCGCTTACTGGTGAGAACAAAGTACTCAATGCACCAATTGCACCAGTAATTGTGCTACCAATACTTGTCAATGCATCTACTGGTCCTTGACTTAAAAAATTTGAGGCACCAGATGCAATATCAGATACTGCACCATCTATGGCAGATATTCCTTTGTTAACGCTAGCTGTTGCCGAGTCAATTATTCCTGAAAGGCCATCTAAACTCATTTTATAATCCTAATATTGTTCGAAGACTACTATTCTTAGGAATATAGATCTTTGTTCCTGGTACAAAATCTAAAATAGGATCTTGAATAACATCTAAATTTCGTTGCATAAAGACCCACCAAAGTCCTACATCTCCATATAAGTCGCTTGCTAATAAATCTGGTCTATACGTGTACTGGGGAGTAATTGTAAATAAAAAGTCATCCGGCTCAGCACTAACCGGACGTATAGATAACACATCTAAATAATTATTTTTATATGATGTTATATACCAAGGACTAACGTTAGAGTAATTAGCTGCCATTAAATATATCCAAAACTATTATTAAGGTATCCGCCAGTAACAAATCTATCAAGACTAAAATTACGAGCACTTGTTCTACTATAAATTGGTTGTAGTGTTAGAGTAAAACTACTCTTTGTAGGAACATGGCTTACTCCGCCACTTGTAGTTCCACCTATTCCAAATGTACCGGCAAGTGCGGCCACCTGGCCTACCCCACCAGCAATCGTACTTACCGTATCTGCAATACCGCTTGCACCAGGAATGATTCCACCAAGTGCTCCGCCTAGTGATCCAGCTAGACCGCCAATACTATCTGCAACACCTTCTAATGCGCCTGCCGCACTTCCGACAACATTAACTCCAATATAGTCACATTTATCGTCTAATGTTGTACTAAATTGTGTAACAATTACTGGTACATTTTTAAAAACGTAATTTCCATAACCGTTCAAGAACACTATCGGTGGAGGATTGCCGGCCTTCGGATCAGATCCTGCAAACATTTTGGTTAAACTTCGTAAATAATGTACCATTGCAATCCAGTATAACCCTTGTGTAGAGTCTTCAACGTACATAGGAGCAGTTATAGAAATACTCCCAGGATCGCTACTTTTAAATGCCTGAAAAGAATAGTTTGTATGGGTAGTATCAATTTTTTGATAGGATGCACTACTGGCAATGGTAATACTAGGAGTGTAAGGAAATATGAGTCCGCCAGCATCTTTTAAAGGTTTTAAAACTGGGCTACTTCTAAAACTAGACCAGTTAGCTAAACTTAATCTAACACGCCAGTCATTAGGGTTAGCATCTCCACCAAAGCTAGCTACTGCGCTCAAAATATCACCGATAGCTTCGCCTGCGGCAGGCAAACCGCTCATCGCCGCACGTAATGCTCCGCCTACATCTCCAGATTCATATCCGGCCGAAATCGCTGAACTCAAATTTGTAGCGGCATCGATGCCGTTTGTAACACCACTAATTAGGCTAGAAGAAGCACCTAGATCTTGTATAAAACTATCGCCAAAAGCCATAATATTTTTTCCTTTTGATACAATATTTAGTTGACTTTATTATGTGCGTAGTTTATAATTAATCTATCATAGGACTGAGAACAGGATGACAGCAAAAGTAAATTATCTTAATAACAAGGACATGCTCCTTGAAATACACAAATCGAAAAGCAGTTATTGTATATTTGAAAAACCAGAATACCACCAATACGATATTATACTCCCAAGTGTGGATAAAATTAATATCCGCACGATTGCCGAAGCTAAACGAAATCGTGCAAAACGTATAGGAGACGAGGATTATCAAACTCGTAAAAAAGCTGGCGAAAAAATCAAACAAGCAGACTGCGAAGTTGACTACAAAAAGATACAAAAAACAGATCTAGTATTTAGGATCATGACATTTGATCATATTCCGCTTAACAATACTCGTAAAAAGAACCCCAAGAGTCTTGCCGACCATAGAGACAAGGTAAACTTTCCACCATTCCAACATTGGAAGTTCAATGACGAAGATACTCTAATCTGTGTGGGCAAAAGTCACTGGAAGGGCGATTTAGTCAAAGGTAAGTTTGACAAAGATGCGGGCCAAATAACTAACACCTTAGCTAGAATGATGTTAAAATTGTGTGAGAGGTATGCTACTCGAGGTAACGTTCGTGGCTACACATATAATGATGAAATGAAGGGACAAGCCATTCTACAGTTGACGCAGATTGGATTACAATTTGACGAAAGCAAGTCGGACAATCCGTTTGCTTATTTTACTGCGGCTGTGACTAACAGCTTTGTTCGTGTTATCAATATTGAAAAACGCAATCAAAACATTCGTGACGACATTCTTGAAATCAACGGCATGAATCCTAGCTACAGCAGAACCGGTGCTGGAGAACATGCGGCCGCTATGAAACGAAACGACGAAGCAGGACCTAGTGAATGACACAATTATTTAAAAAAATTGCTTGTTTTACAGACATACACTTTGGATTGAAATCTAACAGTAGTGTACATAACCAAGATTGCGAAGATTTTGTAGACTGGTACATTGCCAAGGCAAAGGAGGAAGGTTGTGATACTGGAATTTTTATGGGCGATTGGCATCACAATCGTAATAGTCTTAATATCACTACGATGGACTATAGCCTTAGGGCCTTGGAAAAGCTCGGTCAGGCGTTCGATCAATTTTACTTTTTCCCTGGCAATCATGATTTGTATTACAAAGACAAGCGGGATATACACTCTGTCGAATTTGGCAAGTATATTCCCGGAGTCACTGTGGTACATGAGCCTACCACTATTGGCGATGTCACGCTATGTCCGTGGCTTGTAGGTGAAGAATGGAAAACTATGAAACATCTTACAAGTCGATATGTGTTTGGCCATTTTGAACTTCCTAGTTTTTATATGAACGCTATGGTACAAATGCCCGATCACGGTGAGTTACAGCGTAGCGACTTATCGGCACCCGAACTAGTATTCAGTGGACATTTTCACAAACGCCAACATAATGGTAATGTAGTTTATATTGGAAATACATTCCCGCATAATTTTGCCGATGCATGGGACGACGAGCGTGGGATGATGACAATGGAGTGGGGCGGAACTCCCCAGTATCACGCATGGCCGGATCAACCTACATTTAGAACTGTTACATTAAGTAGATTAATTGACGAAGCTGATCAAATTTTGTTGCCTAGACAACACTTGCGTGTTGCTTTAGATATTGATATCACGTTTGAAGAAGCCAGTTTCATTAAAGAAAAATTCATTAATGATTATAATCTGCGAGAGCTTACACTAATTGCAGAAAAGAAAGATATAGAAATTAATACAAACATCGATATCCAATCGTTTGAAAGTGTAGATCAAATTGTAAGTAATCAAATCATTAATATCGATAGTGATCAATTTGACAAAAATGTATTACTATCAATTTATAATAATCTATGAGTATAAAATTAAAAGAATTAACAGTTAAAAACTTTATGAGCGTGGGCAATCAAACCCAGGCTGTGAATTTTGCGCAAGAAAATCTAACACTCGTGCTAGGTGAAAACCTAGATCAAGGCGGAGATGATGCAGGTAGCCGGAATGGTACTGGTAAGACAACAATTGTCAATGCATTAAGTTATGCATTGTTTGGCAACGCACTTACTAATATTAAGAAAGATAATCTTATTAATAAGATTAACAATAAAAATATGTTAGTTACGCTAGCATTTGAAAAAAACGGTATTGATTATCGAATTGAGCGTGGTCGTAAACCTAATGTATTGCAATTTTATGTTAATGATCAGGCACAAGAAACAGAAGAAACCGATGATGCACAAGGCGACATGCGTGAAACACAGAAGGATTTAGATGACTTACTGGGCATGAGCCACGATATGTTCAAACACATTGTTGCGTTGAACACATATACAGAGCCTTTTTTAAGTATGCGGGCTAATGACCAGCGTGTTATCATTGAACAGTTGTTGGGTATTACTATTCTTAGTGAAAAAGCAGAAACTCTTAAAGAATTAGTTAAAGAAACTAAAGATAAAATTCTACAAGAAAGTGCTAACATCGAAGCAACTAAAAAGAGTAATGAAAAAATACAGTTAAGTATTGATAGCTTACTGACAAGACAAAATGCTTGGAATACTCAGCATGCACAAGAGATAGAAAAAATTGCTCGTGCTATTGTCGAACTTGAAAATGTCGATATTGAAGAAGAATTAGCAAAACACGCCAAACTCAAAATTTATGAAGATGCTTTTCGAAAGTTGACAAGCTTGAATAAAGAGAGGGCAACGCTCGACAGCGCGACAGCGCAAGCGGAGCGAAGCGTAAAAAAGTACGCTGGCGAGCTTGCTAAGTTGCAGGACAAAAAATGTCACGCTTGCGACCAAGAATTGCATGACCATAAGCATGAAGAAATGACCGCTGAAGCTAATAAGCATCTAGCAGAGTCACAGCAGTATATGAACAAAGTGGCCGCAGATCTTGCTAAGATCATGAAAGAAATAGAAGCTATCGGCGATGTTGCACCGCGTCCTAACACTTATTACGAAACTGTAGAACAAGCACTTAAACATCAGAATAATCTCAAGACCATGGAGTCGCAACTACAGATCAAGTATGGAGAATCTGACCCTTATCAAGAGCAAA